AATGAAGATATTCCTCCAATGATAGATTTTTGGATTCATGAGTATGAGGATAGGAATAAGACATTAGAGAAGGGTGAGTTCGTAGGAATTCCAACAGATATGGTAACAATTAAGCCGCATGGTAGTAGAGATACAGTTGATCGTATATACACAGAGTGGCTACAACATATTAAAGAGCAAGCAAATGTAGGTAGATTTCCTAAAGATTGGATAGTAATGATTCAAAAGAAATACGATGCATGGAAGAATGGGACTCCGATGCCTAGCTTTGGTACTCCTCTAAATGGTTGGATTCATGCCGATCCTAATACACTAAAGGCTTGCTTAGCTGCGAGAATTACAACTATTGAAGAATTAGCTGCGGCGAGTGAAGAGTCTTTGCGACATTTAGGAATGAATAGTAGAATTCTAAAGAAGAAAGCTGAGATGTATGTCAATCAAGAAAAGATTCCATCATCCGAAGAAATTAGAGCTACAATAAAAGATTAGAGGATATTATGAATCTACTAGAAATTATCCAAAGATTTACTACTAGGTCAGGATTAGGTAAGCCACCGGTTGCTATACTATCTAATGATGCTTCAATAACTCAAATGGTAGCTCTAGTAGAAGAAATAATAGAAGATCTAAGTATAACTAGAGCAAAGTGGACAGTACAAACTAGAGAATTGGTGCATAGTGCAATAGCTAATGAGAATCAAGGATTATTGAGAGTATTGTGTCCAGGCTATCAATCAATTATAGTCAATACAATGTATAATAGAAGTAAAGACTTGCCGATAGTTGGCCCATTTGACGAATCAGAGTGGCAATCAGCTAAATCTACTCAATACACTTCAGCATACTCCAAGTTTAGAATCTGGCAAGGTAGCCTATTCCTATATCCAGTACCTGAGTTGGGTGAAATAGTATCATTTGAATATAAGTCTAATTATTTAATACAAGATGCTGATGATTTAAGTTACAAAGAATACTTCACTAAAGATACTGATATATTTCTACTACAAAGTCCATTAGCTATTCAAGGTTTAAGATACTTATGGAAGCGAGAGAAGGGTCAACCATACGCCGAGGAATTCGCTAACTATGAACGCTTAGTTACAATGATGGAATCTACAGATAGAGTAGCTAAAGACTTAAACATGGCTGATAGTTATAGTAGCCTAAAGCCTGGAATATCAATACCTGATTCTAGCTGGCCAATAAGTAATTAGGGGATAAGATGCGACAACCTGCCAATGCTAAGCAAGCTATCAATTTCGTAGCTAGTAATTTTAATATAGTCTCTCCTATTGGTGGATGGAATGTTATAGATTCATTAGCTAATATGCCCGCCACTGATGCATTATTTCTTGATAATTTTTGGCCTACTCCGACTAGTGTTAGATTAAGAAAAGGTTGGGTAGAATATGCTAGTTTGGAAGTAGATAATCCAGAAGTACAGGCACATGATATTAGAGGATTATTAAGCTATAGTAGTCCAAATGGAATGAAAAGATTATTCGCATGTGATCAGACTGGAATCTATGATATTACTGAAGGTGAACATATAGATCCAGCCCCTTCAACTAACGGAGCATGGAGGGGAATTAGCGTATCTAATGCAGCCGGAAACTTTCTATTCGCATTTAATGGAGTAGATAAAGCCCAACTATTTAATGGCTCAACATGGACTACAATAGATGCTGTTTCAAGTCCTCCTTTAACTGATTTAGATTCATCTAGTATAGTTAATGCTACTGTGTTTAAGTCTAGAGTATTCCTTGTAATTGTTGAAAGTTTAAGTTTCTATTATTTAGGTGTCAATGCTATTAGTGGGAAGGTTACCGAGTATCCATTAGGCGCAATATTTGATAAAGGTGGAACTTTAATAGCCTGTGAGACATGGAGTTTAGATAGTGGAGAAGGAATAGATGACTATATAATCTTTATTACATCAGAAGGTGAAGTAGCTGTCTATCAAGGAACAGATCCTTCAAGTGCATTGAATTGGGCATTAGTTGGTGTATATTATATAGGTAGACCTCTAAGCTATTCATGTGCAACTAAAGTAGGTGGGGATTTACTCTTATTAACTGTTCAGGGAGTCTATCCATTATCCAAAGCTCTCCAATCTGCAACAACTAATAAACAAATAGCTACTTCATATAAAATCCAACCAGCATTCGACTTCTATGTTAGCAATGGCGAAGGTTTCTATGGTTGGCAGATACTATTCTATCCAGGTGCTACTATGTTATTAGTCAATGTTCCCTTTAAACGAGACGACCCTAATAACTTTTTATATAGCTATCAATTCGCGATGAATACTACTCATAATTCCTGGTGTAGATTTACTGGTATGGCTAGTGAAGTCTGGGGAATATTTGATAATAGATTATTTTTCGCTAAACATAATATAGTCTATGAAGCATTAGTTGGAGATAAGGATGGGAGTAATCCAATTAGAGGGAAAGCTAAACAAGCATTTAATACATTAGGTAGCTCACAATACAATAAGCATGTTAAATTAGTTAAACCTATTATTGAAGTGAATGGTGGAATGGGATTAAAGCTAGGCTTCGATGTAGACTTTAAGGTAGATACTGCTCTAAACACACATAGTACTAATACATTCAAGGATACTATAAGTTATTGGGATCAAGACATATGGGATACTGCAGTATGGACAGGTAATCTAATAAATGCCAATTGGGTGACAATACCTAATAACGTAGGAATGTGGTTTTCATTAAATCTAGCCATTGAAACTAAAGATGCTACTATATCTTGGATTTCTACTCAATATTCCACAATATCTGGTGGCTACATCTAATAAATTATAAGGAGTAAATAATGGGAATATTCGATTGGCTAGTAGGTAAGAAGCCTAAAGCACCTAAGACACCAGATCCAATACAAGTAGCCGGACAACAAGGTGAAGCAAACTTAGACACGGCTAGGCAACAGACAGAATTAAATAGATATAATGAGACTAATCCATTTGGTAGCCAATCTTGGGAGACGGATCCTAATAATCCCAATTCTTATACATTAAATACTACCTATGATCCTAGGATAATGGAAGGTGTTAATAAGTCTATTGAGAATACTAACACAGGATTAGGTTTACAAGGGCAGGGATTAGGATTACAAGGCAGAGAATTAGAGCAACAAGGTAAAATACTCGATCAGCAGGGTAGAAACTTAGATTTAGAGAATAAGATGACTGGTTATACTAGTCAATTAGCTGATAGAACTGCTGGCATATTAGCTAATGAGAGTAGACATGCTCCAACTCTTGAAACAGCAATGAATTATGCTAATATGGCCAATGATAGATTATATGATCCAAATGCTAATGTTGAGGGAGCCTATGGAGCAGCGGGGAGTGGTAATAAACTATTAGGCAATACAATCGACAGTTTTAATAAGACACAATCTAAAGACTTCAATTATAATCAAGCCCCCAGAATGCCTACTGCTGATGAACAAACTAGGCAAAAAGTAGCTGATGCAATGTATGGCCGAGCAGCTAGTAGATTAGATCCAAGATTCGAACAAGCACAGAGTGATATGGATGCTAAATTAGCTGCACAAGGTATTACTCAAGGTAGTGCAGCGTATGATAGAGAGATGCAGAATTTAGGTAGAGAACGAACAGACGCTTATCAAGCTGCACAGAATGAAGCTGAAACAGGCTCGGGGAATACATTAGCTCAAATATTCAACATGGGCTTAGGCGCTAGACAACAAGGTGTAGGGGAAGCTAATACAATAAGAGATCAGGAAAGCCGAGAAGCATTAGTAGCTAGTCAATTAGCCGGTGGAGCTAACCAGAGTGCTAATCAAGGTCTAGCCACAGCTATTGAGAGAGGTAGAGCTATTCCAGATATTGCACAAGGTATGTTTGATTTAGATAGGAGTGCATTCGATGCTGGTAATGAAGAAAGGAATCAAGCATTAAGAGAATTAAATACAGTTAGTGGAATGAGTGGTGGTAGTGGTAGCGGCGCTGGACAATATTCTAGTAATATAGCTAGCGGAAATCAGCCATTCATGCCACAGTTTAGTAGTGGACAAGGTGGCGGGGCGGCGATAGGTCAAACTCCAATAGCTGACTCAGCATATAATAGTTATACCGGCGAGATGAATAAGTATAATACTAAAGTTGGAAGTAGAAATAATAATATAGCTGGTATTACTGGGATAGTATCTAATTTAACTAGTAATGCCAAGAAAACTCTATAACTAAGGAAAATATTATGCCTTATTCAGATTATGAAAATAGAATAGCTAGTAGCCAAGACTTAGCTAAAGCCATGAAGCTGCAATCATTAAAGCCTATTGAAAATATGGGTACAGCTGGCTCTCATCTTAGTTGGACACAGGTATTAGCTAAAGCATTAGAAGGTTATCAAAGTGGGGCGGCTGAGAAGGAAGCTAATACACTAAGTGCAGAGTTGAAAGAGAAGAAAGCTAGGGATACATCGGAGGGAATGGCTTCTCTAATGGCTGGTATGAACGGGCCGAATTCTAGAGAAACTTTGGTTAATTCGTTATCAC